GGGGTGGTCTTGATGTTGTCGGTGTTTCTACATTTTCTGGCATCACAACAGTCACTGGAGAAACTCTATTCACTAAACAATTAAATGTTTCTGGTGTTACTACATTTGGACCTGGATTGAGTGGTAATCATGGAGATATTGATTTACAACATAATGGAGCAACCAGAGCATACTGGGATGGTTCTGCTGGTACTTTAAATTTCAAAGATGGGAATAGTGTTACATTTGGGGACACTGATGATGTTTCCATGTACTGGGATGGAACTGATTTTTATCTGACTAAAAATACCGTTGCTGGTGACATTAAATTTACAAAATCAACTGGAAACGAAACTATCGCAGTATTCAGCAATGATGGTCCAGTAGAACTTTATTATGATAACTCTAAGAAATTTGAAACTGCTACATCAGGTATCAACGTTGTTGGAACCACAACCACTGGTCAGTTAAGTGTTACTGGTGTTTCTACATTTGGAAATCCAAATATAGCAACAGATAATCTTAAAATTAATAACGTTGGTGATGTTACACTTCAACCAGGCAGATTCATTTATCTTAGTGGAAATACTAATGTAGGAATTCGATGGACTTCTAACCTTGGAATGGAAATTTATAATGCCAATAATCTTGGTGGTGATGATAGAAAAATAACCATAAAATCAAATAATAATGGAGATATTGTTCTTAGGGGGAATGCTGATCGTGCGGTATTCACAAATAATGGAGCAACAATTACCGGGACACTGAGTGCTTCTGCTGCCAACGTTGTTGGAACCACAACCACTGGTCAGTTAAGTGTTACTGGTGTTTCTACCATTAACGGGATTACTGTTAAGGGACCAGGTGCTACTAACGTTTACATTGGGCAGAGTGTAGCAAATTCCCACGATGGGGGACAACAAAACACTGCTGTTGGATATCAAGCACTCTATAATGCGATAAATTGTAACTTTAATACAGCAGTTGGAACACAAGCTCTAGTTAACTTAGGAAAAAATGTTTCTGGTTCTGCTTTTCAAAGAAATACTGCCGTTGGAACTGGAGCTGGACAACAACTCACTTATGCTAATAATAATACATTTATTGGAGATTTTTGTGGATCTCTTATTACTACTGCCAGTAATAATACAATTATTGGAAAATATACTGGAAATCAATATAATCTAGATATTAGAACTTCATCAAATAATGTTGTTCTTTCTGATGGTGATGGTAATATTAGGTTCTACGCCAATTCTAGTGGTAATGTTGGATTGGGAACCACCAATCCACAATCTTCTTTCCAGACTGAAACATATGGTATTGAAACTGGAATTATTGAACATACATCACGAGTTGGTATTGCTTCTGTTGTTGATAGTTTTGATACTTCAACCAATGATTTCTTAACTGCCGAATATACAGTTCATATTGGGTTCGGAACTTACATTCAATCTCAGAAAGTTCTTGTGATGCAGAATGGTGAATATGCTTATGCTCAAGAATATGGTGTGATGTATCAACCAGACATCATTGTTTCTATTGGAGCAACAATGGATGGTAATACTGTACAACTGCTAGCAACACCAGAGTCTGGTGTTACTGGTTTAACGACTTATAGGTTTGTAAGAGGATCACTACTCTAATATGAGAACAGAACTAAGCGAAGCAGGAAGAGTTGTAGTTGTTGATGAGGTTCCTTCAAACACACCTCAGGCATTTACTGTTTGTGTAAAGGATCCTTCTGATTGGGAAGAAATCCATAATTATATTATCGATGAGAATGAAATTGATGGAATTCCAAATAGAAGAATTTCATGTATTAGTGATATGAAATGTTCCTCTAAGAGATCTGTTTATGAAATGTCTGAAGAGGAAGCAGAAGTTTTGAGACAACACCCAAAAATTGAATGGGTAGTCAAGTCTTCAATGCATAATCCAGTTGTACTTGAGCAGAGAAAATATGATGAAGAGTTTGACAAGCACATACTTACGAATAGATTTAAAAAGAATATAACTCACAGAAGAATAACTGGTGATCCTGGATCTACTTTAGATTTTACACAATGGGGATTGTCTAGACATTCAAATACAACGAATAACTTTGTATCAAATACTGTTAGTGAAGATACAAAATATTCTTTATCTGGGAAAAATGTTGATGTTGTAATTATGGATACTGGAGTTCGTTGGGATCATCCAGAGTTCTTATTACCGGGTTATACTTCAGTTCCCGTTGGAGTTGCCACAGAAACTGTAAGTAGAGTTAGAGATATTCTTATTCATGGGCAGGATGATTATGGAATTACATGGAGTGATCATGGATTGACTGCTCCTGGATCTGGATCATTAGCAAATTATACGAAACCAAAAGTGCTTAATGATCCATCCTTCAATGGATCGTGGCACGGTAGTCATGTTGCTGGAACTTCTGCTGGTAATCAGTTTGGAGCAGCATTTGAATCAAATATATGGTCTATTGCTTGTATTGATAGGAGTGATGTTGGATTTGCCGATCCTTCTGATGGGTTTGATTACATTCGTGTGTGGCACAAGAACAAACCAATCAATCCAAAAACGGGTAGAAGAAACCCAACAATCGTAAATGGTAGTTGGGGTTTAAGGCAATTTGTTAGGTATGGTTTAGCGTACACGGCTAACTTTAGAGGATTAACTCTTTCATCCACGGACGTTGAAGCATCAAGTACATATCAGCCTGCCATTTATTTTCTAACAACAAATGGTACTTATTATGAATTCACTTCAGTACATGCCACATCACAGGGAACTTGTGATGAGTTGTTTGATGATGCTGATTGTGATGATCTAATTGTTTGCCTTGCTGCTGGAAATTCTGGAAACACAAGTGGTAAGCAGGATGTTCCTGGTGGTGTTGATTATGATAATCGTTTTCTCACTGGAACTTTTTATTATGGAAATGTTGCTTCGGAATCTCTTGGATCTGTAGATGAATATTTTAATCGATCGGGAACACCAGGAATATCACATCAGGGACAAAGTGATGCTCCTATCGTTGTTGGATCTATGGATTCTGCTTTCTTTCAGACTGGTATAACCTCTGAGAGAAAGGCAAATTATTCTAATACTGGACCAGCAATTGACGTATGGTCTGCTGGATCTGGAGTTCTGAGTCCATACTCTTCTGGATATGCTGATCCGAGAAATGGATCATATTACAATCAGTATTTGAATGGAACGAGCATGGCAACTCCCAATGTTTGTGGAGTTCTTGCTTGTTACTTGGAATCAAATCCATCTGCCACTAGAGTTGATGTTAGAAATTGGTTATTTGAAAATGGTAGTGTAGTTATTAATAGTGGACCTGGAACTTTATTCCAAGATGAATATGGGGCAACGGATCCAGTTGGAGCAGCAACTTCCTTCCGTTATTGGTCAGATGCTTATGGATTGAAAGGTGCTGATGCGAGGATTCTTTATAATCCATACGCGACTAATACTCAACCATCTATAAGTGGTGTGAGTGTTTCTGGTATTTCATTTACCCAATCATAAATAACTAAAAAGTCTTCGATGGCAGATAAAAGTTTTGGTATAAAGGAATTAAATTTGATTGGTGCTTCTGGTACTCCCACGATCACTAGTCCTAATAACTTGAATTTGAATGCTAGCAATGTTGCTATTAGCACTGATATAACCGTTGGTAGGCATCTAGATGTTGATGGGCACGCCGAGTTTGATAATGTAAATATTGCTGGTGTTACTACTTTTTCGAGTGCTATTAACGTTAGCAGCAGTTATGGCACTAGCGGTCAAGTCCTGACTAGCCAAGGTTCTGGCAGTGCTCCGCAGTGGGCAGATGTTAGCGCAATCAGTGTCGCTAGAATTACGGACTCTAAAACCTCAGGCACTGCTGCTGGAGGTTTTACAAGTGGAGCGTGGCGAACAAGAGATTTGACCGCTATTGAAGATGATCCAGACAGCATTGTTACTCTTTCAAGCAATCAATTTACCCTTGGCGCAGGTACATATTTAATTCAGTGGAGTGCTCCTGCTTATAGGGTCGATCACCACCAAACGCGACTTTGGGATGTAACTGGTTCAACTGATTTAGGTAAGGGTACAAGCGAGTACATGAACTCTAGCGTCACCGTTATGACGCGCAGTTTTGGGTTTGACATTGTAACTTTGACAGCAAGTAATACATTTGAAATCCAGCATCGGTGCGCCACTACTCAAACTTCTGACGGCTTTGGCCGAGCCGCAAGTTTAGCCGCTGAAAAATACACAATGGTCACCATCTTTAAGTTGAGCTAACCATGGACATCAATATCGCAATCGACCATCTCGGTCTTAACGCCAACAGCTACAAGCTCACGCAATCCGTACCCCCTCACTCCATCGTTGAGTGGAATGGTCCTGATCCTCAACCGACTGAAGCTGAACTACAGGCTGCCTACGACGCAGCAGTTTCCGTTGAAGCACTAAAAACGCTTCGCACCGAACGTAATGCACTTCTTTCTGAAACCGATTACCTCGCCCTTGCTGACGTAACTCTTACTGATGAAATGAGAGCATATCGCCAAGCACTGCGCGACCTGCCAGCAAACACCCCTGACCCCGCCAATCCAGTTTGGCCAACGAAACCAGAATAGGGGCTTGACGGGTTCTCTACGATACCCTATAATAAGCAGGTCTTCGGGACACCTCCAAATCAAATCTCCAAAGGGGGTTGACAATGGCGGAAAACCGTAGTATTATAAATAAATCAAAGTTGTTAAGGAATGTAACATTTTCTAAACAACTTGTAACACTTGCGGAAAAGGGTCTAACCACCTTACCGAGGCTACGCAAGTAAAATACGCCTCTTATATCTCTGACTGAGGGTGTCAGAGAAATAAGTATCTCCACCATTTCCCTGATGGACCTACTTACTTTTACTTAAAACAATGTCTGCAACTCTTTCACGCCGTCAAGGCACTTCTGCCTGGGAACAGTTCTGCTCCTGGGTTACTTCAACCGACAACCGTCTTTATGTTGGTTGGTTTGGCGTTCTGATGATTCCTTGCTTGCTTGCTGCAACCATT